TATAGCCAGGAAATTCGTGATGTGCTTGTAAGTTATGGGTTTTACCACATATTTGACATTTATAGTTGTCTCTTTTAAAAATTTCTTCCCTAACAAAAGCGGGGAACTCTGTGTCTGAATATTCTGCTTTTTTAAATCCTTTTGGATAACTAATTCTACCAAACACGGAACAATTTTCTTTACAGTCGTCAGAACAGTATAGTCTGTTTTCTCCCCTAATATTATTTTCTGCCGCATTAACCCGATTAATAACATTTTGGTAAGTTGGTGCAAAATATTCCCTGCACCCGGCACATTTAACTAATAATAAGTCATTTCCTCCATCAATAGGGGACTCTAATTTGGTAAGTTTATCTTTAAATAAAGAATACTTTGTTGAAGAATTTCTAAATATATCCCCTTTAGTATTAATATCTTCTTTATGCTCAATATAATATTCTTTTTTATATTGCTTTATTTCTTCTTTTTTATCTTCTCGCTGTTTTTTACAACACTCTTTACAATCTCCACGAAAACCAGTTAATGTACGAGAAGAATAATTAAAATCAGTCCACGGCTTAAACTCATTACATACCGGACATAATTTTCCACAAAGATTATAATACGCTTTCATAAATATTATAAGGGAGGGGAATTTCGCCCCTCCCATTTTTATTTAAGTGTGCTAAGCACCAACCACAAGCTGATACACGGAGGCCGTATTATACAGAACAGGAAGGCAAAGGTCTTCCATGATCAGACGTTGACCATCAGGATACTCTTCCATCTTGGTACGCATACGCTTACCGTAGATGCCTTCATTACCATGAGGAGCTTGCATGAGCTCGGCAACAGGAATGCCGTCAACATTAGGAACCATGAAGACAATCTTATTGGTATCAAGGAACCACTTACGCATGGCAAGTTGAGACTTGAAGGGAACACCAGTAACACCAGTAAGGGCCGCACTAATAGTGATAGCACCAGTAGCCATATTAACCGCAGTGATGGTGGCACGAGGACCGGCTGCGCCGTCAACTCCACTCTTGAGCCAAACCTCACCACCCACTACGAAATCTTCAGGGGAAGTAACGTAGATAGTAGTACCGGAGGTATAAGCCTGTGCAAGAGGGCTGGTGATGGTGTAAGAGGCATCATAAGGAGTAATAGAGCCGACACCGAGAATCTGAGCAATGGTGCCAGCAGGATTATTCACAAGTTGGGCTTCGGAGATATTCTGAGTCTGAACCAGATCACGAATACCAGAATCCTTAACAAGAGATTGTAGAAGTCGAGAGTTAAGGAACATATTGAGAGAAGTAACTTCCATCTCAAGGGAATCAGCAAGCCTGTTCTTGAGGTTAAATACGTCTGCAAAAACATCGCGGTCAGCAGTTTCGGCAGAAGTACCATACCAATAAGAGGTAGAGCCAAGAGTGACTTGATGAGAGGTAGGAATACCCCAAGACACAGAGGCAAAAGTGGGGGCAGCAGAGGAACCCTTGATAGTGTAAGACATTGACCCGTCGAACAGCATTTTACTGAACATGTACTCTCTGCGACGATCAACGGCGTTCATCATGCGAGACATACCTCGAGCAATCTCAGACTGACCGGACATCTTCTGCTCACGAGTACCGGGCTGACGGAGGTTATTAAGGAACTCCTCCCCGTAGAATTTGTCGGTGGCAAAATAAGCTGCTTTCATGGAGTGCTTACCAACACCATCATCACCGAAGCTAGGACCACGAGAGCCACGAGCAACGAAGGGAATCATTTCAGCAGAACCGTAGCGGCTTTCCCATTCTATTGTGTCGCTAGGCGCGTTGTTAGTAGGGAACATATTAGACAGCACCATAGAAGGTGGAGTCTGGGATTTTTCGATAAACTTTTGAAGAGTGCTAAGGTGCAACTCTGGAATAACGGAACCCTTGGGCATAGTTATATCTCCTTACTTAATATATGCACGATTGCTGAACTTTGCTACACCAAGAGCGGTGAGAGCAGCAGAATCTAGGTTAAACATAGGAGCCGCATACATAACGGCATTTGCAACAACAGCGGAAGCCTGTGCGCCAAGCGCATTAGAACCGACACCAGTATCAACAGGCTTATCAATGATACATACGGCAGTAGAAAACTTACCGGAGGCACCTGTCTTCACGTAAATATGTGCGCTCTTTGCAGTAGTAAAATCTGCACCCACACCGGAAGCATTAGTGAAGGTAATAGTAGCGATACCATTAGCAACAGAAATATCCGTAATAGCACCACCATCAAGATAATCGGGGTCATCGTTAGCAAGAACGATCACATCACCAACTGCATATTTACCAGATTCAAGTTCGGAAACCTGAACAGTGGCAGTCTCAGCAGTATGATCTGCAACGAGAGGGGAAACTGCTACGTTATCCGAATAAGTAGTAGGAACGTAAGGAACGAACTCACCATTAGCATCCTCAGCAACAACAGTTCCTGCTTCTATCCAGCCATATCCCGCTTTCATTTTAATAGAAGCGAACATAGTAGCATCATTGGGAAACCCATCAGTATATAAATGGACCTGATCGTACTGAACACCACGATTAATTTGCGGAGTATCGCCGTAGGTCACAACATCAGCAACAGTAATAGCCATAATTATTCTCCTTTATATATTAGCGTACAAAAGAAAGCAGCGCATCGGCAGCATCTTCTGCTTCTTTTTCGCCAAATTCATTTTCAGAAACGGGCTTCTTGGAGAAAGAACCAGAACCCTGAATCTTTTCCTCTTCCTTGGTTTCAGCCCAAAATTCAATTTCCTTGTCAACAGCGGCAACAAAGGAATCCTTGTCAAAACCGTCTTCACCAACGAACTTTTCAGCAGAAACAAAAGCCTTGACCTTTTCATGGAGGCGTTCGGGAATTTCAGCTTCCTTCAGCTTTTCGCCCCAAACCCTCTCAGCAAATTCCTTGCGGGAATTTTCTTCAAAAATAAGTTTTTCTTTTTCGTACTCTTTCACCTTTGCTTCAAGCTCTTCAATCTTTTCAACAAATTCCTTTTCCTTTTCACCGTATTCCTTGATAAGTTTCCTCTTCTCAGATTCAAACTTATTCTGTGCATCCTCAAGAACAAGCTCAGTAAATTTCTTTGCTTCTTCTGGATGCTCCTTGCGGAAAGTGAGATAATCCATAGTTTTCTCCGTGTTGTGATTTTGATTTTCATTCTCATTCGGGGATGAAATAAAAATAGAAGCATCTAGCTCCACCATTTCCCCTTTATCCTCTGCAAAAACAAGTGAAGAAGTATTTTCGTCTGCGCCGAACAGGCACACAGAACACTCTACCAGTTCTGTTTCGCGCCAAATATGCCCGGGGCCGACAAATTCATATCCATTGACTTCAGTGGTAGCCCCTTCTTCAATATACTCAATACGAGTAGGATTACCACGAATAGAAGCCTGAAAAGGAACGCCCTTACGAGAGTATTCCTTAAATTGAGTTACGCGTTCGTTATCTACAAAAGTAACTTCGTCTTGTGTAAATACAAGTCCCTCATCTGTAATCTTAGGTGTAGTGGAATAACCAAGAAGATTATCCATATCTCTATCATCATGTGCCCAAAGAATCGGAAACTTCTCTTTATTGAACTTGAAACCATCTAAATCAAATGCAAGGTTTCCCCAAAACCAATGTTGAGGAATAATCTTACCGCTATACCCTACCATCTTGAAGTTATCTGTCGTGGACTCTTCGCCTTCATTAACAGAGAAAGAGCAGTGTGCATCTTTCTCTGTAATCAGGTTTAGTGCCCCTTTAGGGACTTCCTTAAATTTATCTGGCATATTGTTTTCCTTATTAAATTGGGAATTTTTCACGAATAAATGATATAGCGTATTATATCAAAATATTATGTGTTTGTCAAGTCTTTTTATAACTTTTTTTATTTTTTATCTATTATTTTTTTTCCTTACCTCTAGTGCCTCTTTTATAATCATAAAACTCATCCCACGTCTTAAATTCACCGCACACGGTGCAAGTTCGTCCTTCGTCGTTTACTATACCTTTAATTTTTCCCACGGTTACTGCTCGTTCTCTTGCGTCGTAACTGAGTTCTCGGCTTCCTCTTGCTCCTGAATCGCTTCTTCATCTTCGCCATACTTGAGTTCGGGATAGATTGCGTCTTCTTCGGCCTTACGAAGTCTAAGC